AAAAACTTCTAACATTTTTATATGATCAAGGTTTGAATAATATATCCATTCCACTGGCAAGATGTTTTCATAATCATATGGGTACTCATCTTCAAATTTGAATCTGTCTTTTGACCAAAATATGTCTGCAATATAACTGTTATCTCTAAAAAAATTAGCTCTTTCAAAATTAGCAAAGTTGCAAATTACATATTCTGGAAGGTAATTATATTTATTTATGAAGCCAAAAAACGCTGAAATATTTTTCATTGGTGAAGCACCATTGTAAGATATGTTGCCTACTCTAAAATCAATTTTATTTTTTAATTTATCTTGTAATATATTTGGCCAGATCATGTCTGTTGGAAGGCCCAGTCCAAATGTTACAGAACAGCCCATAGTTATTACATTCGGTTTTGTTGATAAGTCAACTGTCCTAATCCCATCAGAATTAAATTGGTAATTGTAGTTTTCATTTGGGTTTTCAGAATGTTGGGATACAATATTTTCTGTTCTTGAAAAATCAAAATTTAATAATGGATTACCGTCAGTTAAATACTGTCCGCCATGTGGTGGATGGTGTGGGGTAAAATACCTAAACAGCATTAATATATGACCTTTGAACTTTTGATCTTTCTGTATTTAAGTTTAAACTTTATCTTATTGATTATTCGCTTTATACGCTTTTTCATACTCTTAATTTGCTCTCTACCCAATCTCTTTCCCAGGTGATTCCTTGTGCGTTCTTAGACCATGAGTAAGGCTTATAGTCTTTATCGTAAACATCAAATGGAGATCCCGACCCTGGATAATATTTATAACTTTCATCTATTATATTATTTCTAAGTTGAAATATCATGTTGCCAAAAGTTGATCTTGGAGTTGCCACAAAGTCTTCTGATTTGACCATTACAAGCATACTTATCAATGCTAGTACAATTTCATTGTGAAATGGTAGGGCTTTAAAATCTTCCGCAAAATTTTCAAGTATAACATTTTCTAATGATATTAAATTATAATCAGAATTGCTCAATATTGGATTGTCAAAATTATCTACGCTGCATATGATTGGTAGACTCTTATCATTAAACTTTTCAATTCCCGCATCAAAATTTTCTTTTGTAAATTTATAATATTGGTGATGATCGTACATGATTCTAATGTGCGTACCATTATATCTGCCCAAACTCTTGGAAACTTTGTCAGCTAATTCAACATATGGCTGCTTAAATTTCAATCTACTTATAGACTCATCCATTTCAATAGTTCTATTAAAAAAGAATCTACTATAAGGGATTAAAGTCAAAGTTAAAATATTATCCAATTCATCATTTATCTTAAATTGTTTTTTACCAGAAGCAAATATATCAATGTTTGTTTCGTCTTCTGTGCAATTCATAAAATGATGCTGAGTATTAACCATGTTTACATTTAATCTATCTTTAATATACAAATCATTTGGATGAATAACTACATTATCATATGAAAAATCCACTAAATCAAATAAAGATGGATTGCTTGAATCAAGTATACTATTTAATTTTGATACATCTGTATTGTTTATATCTTCTGTTTGAGGGTTTTGTATGCTTTGTCCATTATCATTCCAAACTAAATCTATTTGATCATTTTTAAACAATCCAGCGAATCCCGCCAAAAGTTGCAGGCTGTAAAATTGATTACCTAGTCCGTTGTTTGAATATCCTATAAAAGTTAATCTCATGAATATGGCATCTTTCCTGGGAATACACTGAATACTCCGTACTGAAGCGGTATAGTTGGAACTCCATGATATCCCCAAACATCTATTACCATTGAATTAATTGGTATTGATATCTTCTTAAATATATCGTGGGGTGTACCGATAAAAAATATTTTTGGTTGATCTACATTCAATATCTCATCTTTAACAATTGGATCAAATACAATAAAATCAACGCCTAACTCTGTCAAATAATATTCTAGGAGTTTTACGGGGCTTCCTACCGTTAGATTGATATTCTTTTTATACGCCTCTCCCAAAATTACAACTTGTTGGTTTCTTCTGTCTTGGTGTCTTTTGATAAACTTAGCCATTTCATATGTCTGATCATCTCTAGTCTTAGCAACAAACTCAAAAATATTTGATGATAAGTCAAGTTTTGTAGCTAGGTAAGACATGGCTATCTGGTCTCTTGGGTGGCATCCTCCACCATCTCCCAATCCTGCTCTCATGTAAGCTGGGGATATAATTCTCTTATTTGCAGATGTGATAACATTTATCACTTCATCAACATCTCCGCCATTTTTTCTTGTCATCTCTGCTAGTGCGTTAGCGAAAATAATCTTCATACCAATAAATGTATTATAAGCTACTTTAGCTAATTCAGCAGATTCTATTCTCACAACATGGATAAACGCTTGAGTGATGGCTCTGTATAAATTTGCAATTTCGTGGGGATATGGAGCGTCATCTTCTTTACCGATAAGTACAAATTCTGGATACAAGAAATCTTCAATTGTAGTGCCCATGGCAATAAAATATGGGTTGTAAAGAATGTTAACTCTATCACGAATATTTTGGTAGATAGGCAGGATATTGTCTCTCATAGTTCCTGGAAGCATTGTTGATATCACAACAATGTTTATCTTTTTGTTTGGATTTTGATCAAGAATAGCCTTTATGTCTTGGTTACATTTAATAATATATGAATAATTAAAGTCTTGAACGTCATCTGGGACAGGGGTAATCCCCTCAAATTTTTCTTCATGGGGAGTTTGAACAGCAATAAAAACTGTATCTGAATTGACAATTACTGATTCTAAATTATCTTGAAAGTTCACTCTTCCAGAGTTTAAATAAATATCTATATCTTTTTCCATATAAGGAACTTTTTTATTCTCTATATAGTTTTTTACTTCTGGATTTAAATCATATCCAAGTATTTCAGAGTTTAATGCTGTGCTCATGGCTAATGCACAGGGCAAACCTAATTTGCCTAAGCCTACGAATCCAATATTCATGTTGTTTATATTATATCACAATAACATTTTTTTTTAGTAAAACATTTAAAAAGTCCGACAGGCTGGATTTGAACCAGCGATACATACCTTATAAGAGTACTTCCAAAACCAGGCTAGAATACTGTCGGTTAAAAGTAAGGTACGGTAAGCAATTCCAGCACATTGAATGGCTGCCCTATCTATCCACATGAACTCATTCACGCTCACACGGGTATGTATATGTAACTATAACATCCTAAGAAAGTGTTGCTTACCGTACTCTTATATTATACTATAATGTATTATTTAATGTCAATAAGTCTTGGACGCTCTTCTTTTGGAAGTTCACGTACAAGCTTGACTGTTAGAATTCCGTCTTCAAATGTAGCAGATCGGACTTCAACATATTCCGCCAAAGCAAATGCACGAGAAAATGAACGGGTTCCAATGCCCTTATGGGCATAATTCTTTTCACCATTCTCTTTAATTGATCCTGTAATGATCAATGCATTTTTTTCTTGCTCAACTGAGATGTCTTTCTTGGAGAATCCCGCCACTGCAAATTCAATAAGGAATGTATCTTCATCCTCTTTGACTACATTGTATGGTGGGTAATTGCCAGAATTTTTGACAATTTTTTCCCCAATTTTTTCTAGATTCTTTACTTGCTCATCCCATCCAATAAAATTACTGGAGATGTTTGAGCCATTATATACTGTGTATACTGCTGGAGATGCAGTTGCTGTTGTTGTGATTGATGTGCCAAATGCATTCAAAGTGCTATTTGTTCCTGCTGTATACATTGCGAAGGCAGAGTTGCCGTTTAGTTGTGTCATTTTAACCCCTTTCAGCGAGTTAGTTTAGTTTCGGAATCCCGAAGGCATTCCGTATATATATTATATCAAATAATTTGATTATTTGTCAAGGAGTTGTGTTATTTGAGGAGCGATTGCCGTATCCAGCACTTGGCTTACCATCATTTTCATATGTGGCTTTTGATGGGAAGTAATATCTATCGTCTTGATTTTGTGAATGGAATCCTGGATCAAATATACCATGGCTAGCGGGTGAGAATACTCCATCCCAAATTGATTTATTTGTATCTGGAATTACATCATGATCATTTCCAAGATCACCGCATCCGCATGTCATGCATTTGTGCACATTTGAATCTGCATATTCTGATGGAGATTGTGCGGTTCTTGTTTCATCACCCAGTAGGTTAACCTGTGGGTTATTTAATCCTTCAAGGGCTTTTTCAGCTTCTTCTTTTGTTAAGTAACAACCCGATGATTGGGCTGTTCCGCTTTTCATGACTGCCCATCCGTGTTGACAATCAGGGGTATTAAATTCTATATACCAACCATCCCCGCCAGTTAATAATAATTTTTCCATAGCTTTTTTAGCTGGAATGCAATTTGGGACAGTCTTACCATCTTGTTCTTTTGTACCAGCATACTCATACCCATCCCAGCAAGGCCCCTGCCCCTTTTGCAAGCAAGACAAACACTTTAATGTTTTTGAACTTGCCTCTGGAACATTAGAATACAAAGCTCCTAACTGAGCTTGTGCTTCTGCTTTATTTGGGTGGGAACCAACAACTTTACCAGTGGCATCTACCACTACGTTGTATTTTGATCCTGATCTAGCTATATGATATGGCATACTCTAATTATACCATTACTGATATATAAGAACTTCAGCCAAATCGCCTGGAGTCACTAAATATTCTGGCTTATTAACTAATTGAATTCCAGCAGCTGCATAACAGATTGCTGCAAATTCAGAACAAATGATTCCTTGTCTGACAGCCAACTTTTCAACAAGCTTACCCTTCAACAACTTCAAGCCCAAAATTCTGAGAGCTAGAACAGCAATGTCTAGGAAACCATATACTGTTCCTATTAGGCTTTGAGCCTTCTTGAATATAATATCTCTTTGCTCATCTGTCAAATCTTGATGTTGATTCCATGCAATTTTTTTATATTTGTCTACATGGCTGATTATAATACCTTTGCCTGGGGTTGCTTCAGCAATTAATCCATTCCCCAAATATACTACTACATGGTTCCATCTTGACAGATTTCCGACTTGTATAAGTCTAGCTGCTGCCCCATTTGTTCTTACTACTCCAAAATCACCTTTACGTGGTTGGTACATTTTTATTATCTCCTTTTGTTATTATTTCTGCTGCAGGGGCAGTCCCGTTTTTTCTAAATCTTAAAGATTCCCACAGTGCGTGTGGTAATGAATGAATCCCATAGTGGGTTCTGTGGTGATTGGTACAAAGTACTTCAAGGTTGCCTGGGCTTTCCAACCATTCAGCAAATTCTTGGTCATTTGTAAAATGTAAACCAAAATACTCTTCAATCTTTGTCTTATCAGCATTTGGAATTTGGCTGAATTCCACGTAAGTATGATGCAGTTCTGGCTGTCCACCACAAAGATCATCATTAATTACACATTTCCAAAGTCCTGCCTTTTTAATTTTTCTTTTGGCAGCATTGAAATATTTATAATTTGGATCCTTTTCTCTAGGATCGTGTTCTGGAATGTGAGCCAGAATGTTTAGTGTTATTTTTTGATCATGTGCGTCTGTCATTTTATCAATCCGCTGTTAATTTTTATAACTTCTTTAACATCGGCTCCTTCTGATTTATATGTATCTGTAGATATAGGCTTTGGGACATCATTGCTTTTATCATCAATATTATTTACATAAGGCGTTTGTATGTGAGAGTCTGGCATTACATTTGGACTCATAGAAGAATTGTGTGAAACTAATCCTCCAGTTACAAAACCAATTAATACATAGCCTAGATGTGGTAAATCTCTTTGGAATCCCGTCGCTGCCCATGTGCTGAATGCTCCCATGAAAGCGATTGACAATTGTTTTGCATCTGCTATATGAAATTTGAAATGATGTTTTAGGCTCATAGTGACCCCTTCAATGTATCATAAACTATTTGTGGGACTGCCCCACCTTGAACTATGATACCAGCTTTTTTGTCAAATACCTTTAATGCTGCTTCAGTTTGAGTATTCATTGTTCCAGTAACGTATTTAGATGCCAATAATCCCTTTTTAAATAAGGCTTTCTGAACTGTCATAACAGCATCATTAGTTTGTCCTAATGCAAATGATTGCTGTGTACTTGGAAATGGTGGTGCGATAAATACAGTTTGTGATGGAGAAGTTACAGTAGTTCCATTTGTTGTTCCAGGGTGAGTGTAGAGCAATCCGCCTGTGAGTACTGTTGCGGTACCTGTTACTCCTGCCACAGCTTTCTTGCTTGCTGATACTGGTGCAGTTGGCTTTAATGGAACTGGATACCTTGGTCTAATTACTGCAATGACAAAAAGATAGTTTCTGTGAACTCTCCAACATCCCTCTTTTGTTGGATCATTTGGGTTGCCAGTATTGAAGGCAATTGTGGTGAATCCTCCTGGACTTGCTGCTTCACACAGCTCTACGTGGTCCGTAACCCCATCGCCGTTCCAATCATACATAACCAGATCACCTGGTTGCATGGACATTTTGTTTACAACAAGCCCTTGCATTTGAAACCAATGTAAGGCTGCTGGATTAAATGAAAATCCTTTAGGAGTTTGTGCAGCAATTAAATGTGATAGTCCAACTTGAGCAAAACACCAACTCAATCCCATGGCACAATACGGAGCTGACGGAATTCCGTACCAGTCCCCGTATGGGTTCTCATTTGAGACTCCTTCATGAAAACCTATTTGAGTTCTAGCGACATTTAGTACATCTAATGCGGTAGCCATTATTTACCCCTTTTATTTGAAACATCAGTAATTGCATCTAGTAGTATGCTATCTGGAGTATTAGGCTCATTGTCTACATAAATAGCACTGATAGTCTTCTTGTCTTCAGCTCTTTGAGCGGATTCTCCAAAACCGATCACCAAGGCACCAAAAAACATGACTAGGCCTAGGCTTCTAAAATTATACATCTTGTTAATAATCAAGGTGAACGTAGCAAAATAGCCAGATGCCCTGGCTGGGTTTCTGGCTACATATTTTCTTAATGCTCTATGATATTTACGTATGCTCATATATGCTTATTTTACCATAAATAAGCCATAAAATCTATTTTTTTCTAAAGATATGTATATGGAAACGACTCTTTAGTGATTTGGCTTCAGTTAACCATTTGTTAATATTAAGCAGGTATACAGATATATAAATGGTTGATCCAAATATAAATCCCCATTGCTTTGTTACTATGCTATATGCAACCCAAGCACATTCAGTTACTATGCCTACTGCATATCCCCGCCAATTCTTGCGACCAGTCAAATAGATGCCAATGACACCTATAATTGATAATCCCCAAGACCATAATTCATTATTCATATTACCCCCATTATACCAAATAGGGCGAGTTTATTCAACTCGCCCTACCCAGTTGTACTAAATGCTACTTAGTCGTAGCGAACTTGTACTTCTTAGCCTTAGCGTTGTAAAGCTTAACAAGTGCATTGTACTTTGCCTGAGCCTTTGCTAGATCAGATGTATGTGCTGTCTGTTCTGCGGTAAGAGCTGCAGTTGCATTTGCCAAATCTGTTGCATGTGCAGTCTTCTCTGCATTAAGTGCATTTTGTGCAGCAGTTAGGTCAGATGCATGAGATGCCTTTTCTGTCGCAAGATCAGCAAGTGCAGTCGCAAGATCAGCCTGAGCCTTTGTAAGCGTTGCATTTACAGTTGCCAATTGTGCATTAAGCACTGCAATCTGGGCATTAAGATCTGCTACTGAAAATGTTCCAATTGCAGTCTTTACAGGTGCAGGTAGTCCAACTGCGTTTGAGCCGATTCCTGTATCTGTTGCAACAACTGTAACTGTTCCACCAGAAAGTGGAGACAATGTGCCTGTTGCTGAACCAAGTACAGTTACTGGGGTTACGCCCGCTGCAGATGTTACTGAAGAAGTTGTTATAACCTTAGTAATTGATGAATCAGAGAACGATGCTCCGATTAGTGTTACAGAGATTGGCTCTGATGCCACTGGGTTGCCAAATACGTCAGTTGCTGAAACTGTGAATGTTGGAGCAGTATTAACTGCTGCTGTAGCAGGTACAGATAGTACTACATTAGATGCAGGACCAGCACTTCCCTTGATGTATACAATCGTTGAATATGCACCATTTGTAATGGTTACTGAACCAGTGTTTGTGCTGGTTGTGTATGCATAAACTGTAATTGCTGCACCAGTTGATGTTGCAGAAATTGCTGACACTCCACTGGTAGATGATACTGGGATAGTTGATGTATTAAGTGCTGAAACAAGCTTTACGCCTGAGCCAACAAATGATACTGCTGTTGCTGTGTCTGCAGTAGCAGTAAGAGCAACGGTATCCGATCCATCAATAACGTTTGATGTTGGAACTGCAACTACTTGTGGAGCTGCAGATGTTGTTGTGTTAGCAACTCCAGCCACTGTCACCGAAAGCGGTGTAGCATGAGCTGATGTTGAAATTCCTACAAATGCTAGGGCTGCAGCAGTAGCAATTGCGATCTTTTTTGTTGTTTTCATTTTTTCCTTTTCGTTTGGTTATTTTCCTAGGTTTTTACCCAATAGTTTAGGTAAATCTAATAGCCCTTGCTTTAGGGCTGTAAGTTCTTCTTTTAAAGTTTTATTTTCTTTACGGAGCTTTTCCGCAATAGACTCAATTGTATCACATTGCATTTGTTTTGTCTCTAAGGCATCAATGTACCAGCTTAATTTTTGCTGAGAATCGTGATACAACTGTTCATAATCAATTTCTTTTTTACGCTTAAACATAAGTTACTCTACAGTATTGTGAAATTGTCTACAAATGAACGCTCTGGATCAGTATCTTCCAGACCTAAATATTCTCTAAGATGAGAAGGCATTTGTCTCTGTTTCGGCTGTCTGATTACATTATCATCATACTTCACAGGTTCATCCCCTTCAACATCTTCATCAAACTGATCATATGAATAAATATGAACTTCATTATCGCCTTTAGGTGTTAATGATATCGCATTATAAATTGCACCACAAGTCGCATCCGCCAAGTCTTTTGAACCTTTTCGTGGGTGGTCAACTTTGTCCTTCTTTATAATTCTAAGTTGTAGTAATTCATCAATAAGCAGTGGGATTCTTGGACCATTTACCCGCTCTTCCATGACAGTCAAAAGCATGTCTTCATAATGCTTTTTGGCTACAGATAGAATTTCACAATTCATACCCTGAGCTTTTAATTGTTCCATCATATCGTATGAATTCCAGCGGTCAAATGTTACTCTGCGAACATTAAAGCCACGCTGCTTCAAAGAAATAATATAATTCTTAACCTCAGTAAAATCAACTACATTTTCTTTACTTGGTGTCCAGTATCTTACTGCATCTACTACAACATATGGAGCAGCATCAGTCATGGCTCCCGCCATCTTCATAGTAACCCATTTGTCAACGTGAGCCATTGTTACTGCACAATGGTCATGCTTTTGAGCCAAGTCAACGTGAATGTAATAATATTTATCTGGGTCTGGTTTAAACCAATCTCTGAAAGCATTATTTTCATCTAGGGCTACATTCAAATTGCTAAATGCATGCTCTACCTTTTCACGGGATGAGAACATAGCATCTACAGCCTCTGGTGGCATGCAGGCAAATCTAGCCAAGGCATCAATTGGGTTGGTGTAGAAGTTCATTGCCAGATCTGAAATTTTAATAGTTGGATTAATTTCCCATGTTGGCCTTCTCAATGCAAATGTTTTTGGAACGCTATAGTTTAAGATATGGTCTTCTTCCCATTGAATTGTAAATTCGTTACCCTCAGTTCCATCTGGAAGATCTTCGTCAACCTTAAAGGTATGGGTTCTTGTTACAACTTCCTTGTCCGCAATCACTTCATTGTATCTTTGTTGTATAAAGTCATTCTTGAAACGTGGGAACGACAGCAAAATGATTTTACCAAACTGTGGAAAACGTGAGTCTACGGAGTTTTTAAACATGTTGTAGATGGCTGAAGCAGTCTTTGCCTGCTCGTTTCCGCTTGTAGATTCCAAATCAAAGCCTGAAATCTCATCAAGTACAGCAAACAAAAGGTTGTATCCTTCCCAAGATTCTCTTTGGGAGTGACCAGAGTGAACCGTAATGCTTTTAGAAAACTCTACGCTTCCTACCTTTTCATTATATTTGCCATCAAACCAGCGACATCTGGTTATTCTATTCTTAAAGCCTTTAAAGAAAACTTGTTGTGCCTGAACAGCGTTAACAGCAACGTTAATAATATCAATGCTGTCTCCTGGAGGCTTGCCATAATATCTTGCTGGATCTTTAAGACACAGCAATAGGTAAACTACATAAGAACATGCAATTGTTGATGTGTAGTCTTTACCAGAACCCTTACCTAGTTGAAAGATAACTTCCTTACAGGTCTGCTTCCAACGTTTTTCGCCTTCTATTTCACCGTAAAGTTTTATAAGAGTTTCTCTTTTATAAATTTGAGTTGAAGCCTTAATCATCATATATTGATAATCAGAAAGCGGAGGTAGTCCTAAATAGTCTTTGGACGTTACAAATTCTTCAATCTCAACTGGTATTTCTTCAAAAGCATCTTCTTCAAGTGCTTCAAGAAAATCACTAAAATCAGTCAACTGATATTACCTCAACTTTATTAGTTACGGCAGATAATCTTCTGGCTACTTCTTGTTTGCAATTTGGGCAGGTAGAGGTAACGTCACGAAGAATTCCAACAAGAACTTCTTGCTTTCTTTCAGTCTCAAGTATTTGATCTGACATTTCATTCTTTTCAATAACGCCAGCTTTTTGCAACATGTCAATTCTCTTTGACTCAACGTCAGCAATTAGCTTTAAAGCCTGAGATTTAATATTAAGTGCATCCTGATCGTCTGCTTGCTTTACTGTTTTCCAAGCTTCCTGTATAACCATAGAGTAATGTTGATCAGCTGCTCCCAAGGCTTCCTTAGCTCTCTCACGAATACCATTATCACCATGCATCAATTCACGCCAAGTATTAAGCATGTTTGATACTTGTATTGGCTTTAAGTCAAATTGCTTAGCGATAGCATTCACATTGTTTCCTTTAATAAATTCAGAAACAACTTTATTCATCTGCTCAAAACTATCTGCTAGTTCAATGGCATTGTCACTCATATTATCCTCCTGTTGAATAAAACCCTTTGGCATTAAAATGTATACCAAAAGTATTAAATACCCTAGTCATGTTATAACCACACTTAGGGCACGGCGGGGTTTTTTCTTCTTCATCAAAACTTCGTCTGACTTCTGTCTTTGTATCACATGTGACACAATTATATTCATATGTAGGCATTACTTGATCTTTCCTATTCCATACTTTTCTAAATATCTAATTATAGTCATTCTGCTACAACCAGCCTCTTTTGCAATTTCATCAAGGCTTTTCTTTTGTACAAGATATCTCTTATATAGCCATTCTTTACTTTCATACAATTTCATTTACAGCATACCAAGCAATTCCAACTGCATCTGCAACATTGTCACTATTTGTGCCAACGCCTTTTGTTTGTGCAAACTTAATTGTTTTGCCCTTTCTAATTTCTCTTATCTTAGCCTTATACCAGTTCTCCGATTTCCCAGGAAACTCTTTGCGTACCGCTTCCTTTTCAACCTTGGTAAAATTCTTATTACCAATATAAGACTGCCATGTAATAGGGTGGACTTCAACCACCTTGATATTATCATGCATAAGCTCACCCATAATTGTACCAAAAACGTAAGCCATTTTCAACCCAGTTGCGACTGATTTTACTGAAACGGCTGCTTCAATTGCAATAAAATCATATTCAAGCATCTGTTTAATTGCTTTTACTTTGTTCTTGGCATCAAGTATTCTATCGTATACTGTCTCTCCAGTAAATTCGATTTCCCCCCATTTGTTTACTTTATGGTTGTCCATCAAACAAAATGCTATGCTATTTGTACTTGCATCTATACCAAGCACTTTGCTTGGCGTTCTACGAAGATCAGCTAACCCCATTTAGCATCTCCAATATAGATTTACGCTCAGCAGCAGCCTTTTTAGCCTTGCAAGATTCACATTCTTCACTGCTACTATATCTATTCAAGATTTGATCGCAGCCACGATTCTTGCATATAAACTTAACTCCAGCCCTACGAGCTTTGGTATTCTGATACTTTTCTTTGATTTTTAAGTTTGTTGCTATCTTGCAACATTCATCTGAACAGTATTTTTGATTATGAGTCTTTGCCTCAAACTCGTTGTTGCATTCTTCATAGGCACAAATCATATAGTTGTCTCCATCATTGGATAGTCTACATCGCCTATATCTAACTTCATCTCTTTCCAACAAGTTTTCTTTACTGGGCAATATGAGCATGGCATTCTAGTCTTGCTCTCACCCGCTCTGCTTGGCAAAGTTTTCTCTTCATAAAGCTTATATACTCCACGAAGCCAGTCAAGAACATATTCAACTAATTTCTTATTCTGCTCGTCCATTTCAATTACAATAAGTAATGGCTCTTGGTCATTCTTATTCTCATAGAAGAACACACCAGTATCATGACCCTTTGTGTACATATAGATCAGAAGCTGAATCATGTGGTTTTCTTCTGGCTTCTGAGATGATTGCTTATAAACAAATTTGTCATCCTTCATTGATTTAATCTCAAAAGGAATTTCAATATTATTTTCAACATCTAGAATAAGTGTATCTCTAAAGCCACGAATTGGTGGATCTTCAACAAGAATCTCTGCCTCATGGTCAATGACCTTATAGCTCTTATTCATTTTACTTAATCTTGATTGAAGTCTATCGTGAACAAAGGTTCCATTTTCCATATTGGCTTTACCCTTGTAGTCAGCAGTATCTTCAAACTCTGCACCATTAAATGCTAAATACCAATATCTAGCACACTTACCATGACCATAACCAATTGTACTAGGGGCAAATGTTTTCTTTTGAGTGAACCCAGCCTTGCTCTCATATGTATCCTTAAACTCTTGTAAGAATTTATCCTTATCAAAAGTTCCAGACTTAGGCTTATACTGCTTATATTTAAGCTGACCTATTGATCCCAATTAAACACCATACCTTGCTGAATACTTTAATGCATCTACTAACTTATCAATTGTATCTGCTGCAGTATAATAAGTATTCTTTTTCTTTGAGGAATCCCCGCCCTTTTCAAAGGTAGTGTAATATCTTGCCTGCATAGCAAATTTAGCACTGATTGCTTGTAACTTTACAATTAGATCAGGTGCTTTATTTGAAGGTACATCTGGTTTTGTAATTAATTTAATAATCAATTCAAGAGCTGTGTCCAAATCTTTATCCTGCATAAATTCACACATATCATTAAACTCTGTTATAGAGCTGATTTGTTCAACTACTGTTCCTGTTGTTTCCGCCATGCTTCCTCCATCTGTTCAAACATTGCCCACTCAATTACGGCTAGTCGTGTCTTTTGGCCTTCTTCGCCCAATATAAGTTTAAGTACTGGATATTTATCACGTGATACTTTAAAAGTGTCCGTGCAAATTTTTGCCCAAATTTCTTTACTAATGGAGATTGACTTAGAGTACTCTTTATAATCAACGACAAAATCATTCCATATAGCATCACCCTTTTGGTAATCACCACGTCCTGAATTCTTTTGTCCTTTGGCTCCGTCACGTTTAATCTCTCCTCTTTCAGACAAGTTGATGTTCCGATCTATGATTTTGAGAACATATCCAAACTATCTTTAATTCATCAACGTCCCAATATGCAAACTCTACATCTTCCCTGCAATGCTTACATCCATAATTACCGTACATCTTTTCATATCTGGTCATATCCTTACCAGACTTCTTGCTTACAAAATCATTAATCTTACTCATACAAACTTTCCTGTAGTGTTTTAACAATTTCTGGATTATCTCTTAAATAATCCAAAGCCTTATTTCTTCCTTGGAATCTTTCCTCACCTATAGTATACCATGCCCCGCCCTTTTGAATTTTACCCATCATCTCGGCAGCATCAAGTACTTCTCCTACGAAGTCAACTCCTACACGATCTCCTTGAAAATAGAAGTCGTATTGTCCTGATAATCCCATAGGCCCTAATTTGTTGTAATCAACAATCCAATTGACTGGCCTTCCAACCTTTTGTTCAATAATCTTATCGCCAACCTGGACTCCAGACTTAATAGCATTTGCATCAGCTTCGGATGCCCATAGTTTGATGACTGTGCTGGAGAAAAACTTAACCGCCATCCCCCCTGTTGGGATGTGACTTGCATGCATGCTACCGAATTGATTTCTCTGCTGAGAAATAAGAACTAGTAACGTATTTTTATTGGCGTAGTTGAGCATTTTAACTGCATGAGTCATATCCTTTGCTTCTGCACCAATCTGCTTGGTGTCTTCAAGTTTCTTTAATTCATCACTATCTTTTTCAAAATAGATTGCTGGAAGCAATGCTGAAATAGAATCAACAACGATAATATCAACTCCCGCCTCCATTAATTGTGTAGCAACATCTACCATATCATTAATGGTCTTTGCTGAGGAGTAAATAAGAGAAGAGGAATCTACTCCCAAGCCTTCAGCCCACTTAGCATCGTAAGATGCTTCCGAATCAATCCAAGCACAAGTCTTTCCCTCTTTCTGGGCTAGACTGATCATTTGCAAACAGAATGATGACTTACCAGCAGATTTATTGCCCCAAATCAAAATTTGTCTTCCATAGCCTAGACCGCCTTTAAGTGCAAGGTTCAAACCTATGCTCGGGGTCTTTTGTCTTTCCGAACTTACATCTGTCGCAAGTTGAATGCGTTGTCTAGTTTTCGGATCAAGTTTTGATAATATTGCCTCTGATGGATTAGTCATTTATTCCTTACTATTCTTCTGATTCTACTTCTGCTTGTTGCTGTGGGACTTCAGTCAACTCAAATGTTACTGATTTATCTTCATTTTGTGTAACAGCAATGCTGTATCCACCGTAATTTGCGATCAAGTCTTCCAATGGAATTGTAACCTTGCCCTGATGCTTCAATGTTGCTGCAAGAATCTGCTCAATACTAATATTAATATTTTGCTCTTCTGGAGCTGCATCCGTATTCTGTACTTCGTCTGTCATGCTATATCCTTTACATATTTAGTTCCGTCATCTAATTGTGCGACGGTTGGTGAACAGAAAGACCCTGCCTTCATCTTTCCTAATGCCAAAGGGTAGACCTTTGGAAAAGCAATTGCACGATATAACTCTTTATCTTCATCAGAATAAATTATATGTGCCATCATTTTACCCTGTTTTGTTTTATAGTGTGTGAAATCAACCACAAACTTTTTATCTTCAGGTACATTTAAATCTTGAGAGTTTAGGTAATCAATAAATGGATCTCCCTTTTTATTAATTACATCTTCTATTGTAACATATCTATGAATTCTATTGTCGCCTACAAGGAAGAAGTACATGTTACCAGTCTCAATTTGTGTATTTTCTTGATGGAAGATACCAATGGAACCAGTATCATCTACCAACTCAACACGAGACCATCCCTTGCCCTTCTTAATTTGTTTAACCATAGCCATAAGAATGTAACAACCCTCTTCAAGAAAATCTTGCAATGGTGTAATCTGAGATTTGATGTATGGCGTTATGCCACGAGTATCAAATTTAGGAATATTTAGATATTCATAATAGTTCTGAGATTCATTTCCAGTTCTTGGATTATCGTCAAATGTTGCCCCACCAATAAGATTAAGTGATGCTATAGCTCTTGAGTTGATCCCTGACTTTTTCGTCCCCGCAATTTCTTGTAGGTGAGCAAATGAATTATATGGTCTAGAAGCGATGAGCTTCTTTCCAATATTTTCTGAAATAAATTTAACATTCGCAAGACCAAATCTAATGGAGTTACCTTGGATACTGAAATCAAGGTCTGATTCATTGACGTGAGGGAGTAGGATTTTAATCCCGAGTCTTTTAGCTTCAAGTAGATATTCTGTTCTCGCATCCTTGTCGCCTTCGTTTTTGAGAAGAGCAAATACGAATTCAAGCGGATAATAATGCTTAAGCCAAGCAGTCCAATAACCGAGCATGCTGTAAGCAACAGCGTGGGAACGGTTAAAAGAATACCCAGCATGCGCCTCAAAATCATGCCACAAGTGCTCAGCATCTTCCTTTGAGATGTAATTTTGTGCTCCGCTAACGAACTTGTCACGGAATGTGTCAAACTCTCTTGCATCTTTCTTCTTTCCAATAATCTTTCTAACCTTATCAGCTTCAGACCAAGACATACCACCTAAGTGTACGCAGGCTTGCATAACCTGTTCCTGATAGATAATAACTCCATAAGTTCTTTCAGTAAATGGCTTCATGATAGGATGGACATAAGTTACCATCTTTTCTCCACGCTTGCGACCAAGATACTCTGCACCTACAGTGTTCATAGCACCTGGACGGACTAGAGCATTTGATGCTACCATATCCTCAAAATTATCTACACCCATCTTAATCAAAAGATTGGTATAGGGAGTCGCTTCTGCCTGGAATACACCCTTAGTAAAACCATTTGATAGGTCATAAAAGATATTCTTATCGTCCAATGGCAACGCATTAAGATCAATTGTCTTCTTATGTCTTACCTTGATAATATCAACAGTATCTTTAATAACAGATAATGTCTTAAGGCCAAGTACGTCAAACTTAATCAATCCGATATCTGCTGCTTGATCCATGTCATATGCAACAACTGGAACTCGTCCAGAAACCTCATCAGTAGCATCCTTACGTGTTTCAATAGGGGCATACTTAGAAATATCTTCATTCGCCACCACAACACCAGCAGCATGCATTCCAACTGAACGGATTCTTCCACGCAAATCAGAACCAAACTTGATTACTTCTGGATACTTGTCACGGAACCATGCAGAGTTTGGATTTGTCTCAAACTCTTCAAAAGTCTCAATGCCCTTCAAAGCCTTATTAACTTCTCCCAATGGGACATCAAAAACTCTCGCTGCATCTCTAACTACGCCCTTATCCTTAAAATACTGATAAGTGGAAATTGATGCAACATTTTTAAACTTCTTACGTAGATAATCTTTAACCTCGCCACGGCGACGATCCATAAAGTCTGTATCAATATCTGGAAAGTCATTACGCTCTGGATTAATAAATCTGAAGAACAGCAAGTCATATTTAATTGGGTCTACTTCTGTAATACCCAATAAATAACAGACTAGAGATCCTGCTGCAGATCCACGTCCTGGTCCAACAAGGATTTCATTGTCTTTCGCCCAGCGAACCATATCGCCCACAACAAGAAAATAGCTACTAAACTCTTTGTCATGAATGACGGAAAGCTCTTCTTCAAGCCTCTCTTTGTACTTCTCATCTTCTAAACCTTTTTCTTTTAAGGAATCATTGCACATCTTGACCAGTTGCTTATGCGGATCAGACTTAGGCTTTGGAAGCAACTGTAAATTTTCATAAAATTCATAATCTTCAATTTTGTCTGCAATTGCCTGTGAATTAGTATAGATGTCATCTGGCCATTCACTGCCAAAGTCAGACTTAAGCTCATCAATATTTTGAATGTAAACATTGATGCTTTCAAAAGAGATTGGGCGGTTTGGATACAAGTGGTTAAATCGCTCAAAGATATCCTTGAACTTCTTGCCAGACTCATAGTCAACACCGTCAGCCAAATTAGGCTTAGTTGATAGAATCAAAAGTGCTTCTTCTAGTGCCTTCTGCTCTTTTGTTGCATAGTGACAGTCACCCGTTGCGACCAATTTAATACCGAGAGTATCTCCAATGGCCAACAAAGCACCGTTAATTTCTTTTGGATTGTGTGATTGAACCTCTAAATAGAAGTCATCTCCGAAACGGTTAGCAAACCAGTTGGCATATTCAACTGCCTTATCCATATCTCCACGTTCAATAGCCTTGCAAATAAGACCATTTAAGCATCCAGATAAAACAATAATATCGTCGCCATATTCATCAAGAATCTCTAAATCAATTCTAGGCTTGCGATAATATCCTTCTGTCCATGCCAATTGGGAAAGCTTTTGTAAATTCTTCAAACCATTTTGGTTTTTAGCAAGTAGAATAATGTGATTGAATACCTGAGTATTATCATCACGCTCTTTAATATCACGCTTGTCAAAACGATCTGTAGAAGAAATGTATGCTTCAAGACCGAGTATTGGTTTCATTCCCAGCTCTTTTGCTGCAATCTGCATATCTCTATGAGATGCCAGAGTTCCATGATCTGTTATAGCCATAGAGGTCTGTCCAGCATTTTTAGCTGCAGTCAATAGTTCATGTGGAGAGCATAGCCCGTCCATCAAAGAATAATGACTATGCACATGTAGATGTGTAAAATTCACCAATACCCGCCCTTAAATTATATTACCACTCAACAGAAGAAGATGTAGATGACTCTACTGCTTCCTCAGAGACGATACCCTTGTAAAAGTTCTCTTGATCTGAATATGGAACGTTGCGAACTGCAACATTCTTCAAATCATACAACTCATACTTTGATAGGTCAAGTACTGTTGCACCAGCAGTTGGAAGTGGAATTATGCTATAGTTAGTATCCTTCTCTGTTCCTGTACGCTTAATCTTCCAATCAAGATTGGTGATGCTTGCAGTCTCTGCTGCATACTGGCTGATTTCTGCAGTGGCACTCTTAGGGCCAATACCCTGTGACATGATTGCCACATATGGCTCTTCCTTTCCATCATTAACTAGTACGTTAATGTAGAAACGTGGCTTAGACTTCCAGCCTGACTTTGGATCACGACGATATTCTTCGCATCCATAGCATTGACCTTCATCTTCAATTGTGCAGACAGCCTTACGCTTGTAGTCTTTTGGATTTTGATGTTCAATTGCAACGATGCCTAGATCAGCTTCGTTGTTGTAGTTTGGTGAGTCAGGATCAATCTCCTGAAGAAAACGGATCTTCAAACTCTGTCCGTCATTTACCTTAAGCCAACGGCCCTTTGGACCGTCATTTGTGTAGTTTGGTTGTTCAATTGCCTTATTAATTGCATTTAAACCTGTTACGATACCCATATATATTCTCCTTAGTATAGAGGGCGATACTTGTGCCCTTTGTTATCCTATTATATCATCTATTAATATATTCAAAATGCGATTCCGCATTCTTTATACATCTTTTTATTTCTTCTTCTGTCAAATCACCCATATCTTTTGCATTATGTGGATATATTACAGAATCATCATACACTGCCCAAGAAACATCTTTGTTCTTTAGAGCATTTGCTATTTGGCTTCCTAGTTTTCTACCAGCCTCGTCATTGTCTGTTGCTATAATTATAGAAGATGCATATTTGCTTAAATTAGCTAGGTTAGTCTTTGATATGCTACCGCCTAGTGTTGCCACTACATTTGGAAAACCAGCTTGATGAATTCTAATCGCATCAAAACAAGATTCAACAACAATAATTTTACCGCCCATTTTTTTTGCTCTATGCAGATTAAACATTGTTTTTTGACGTGGCAAGTTAGTGCTATTCTTAAAACGTTTTCCTTCTATTGATCTTCCAACAAGCCCGACTGGCAAGCCAGTGGGACTATGGACTGGCACAGTAACCATGCCCAAGTTTTCTGAATACCCTAAAGAAAAGTGTGCAATTGATCCTAGGTCAATCCCTCTTGATTCAAAATAGTCTTTTGCTTCTTGACTTTTAAGTAAATCATTATATAGTTTTATAAGTGTTTCTTCTGGAAACTCTTCAAATTCAACTTCTTCGTCCATAAGCTTAATAAGCTCTTCATCAAAATGCTCAATTCTACTTCTTTCAATAGAAAGTATCATCTTGTTAGCCTCTAAACCATTTACCTGACCCACCTTTTCAATAAGGTCTCTTAGGTTTCCCTTTGCATCACAAGATGGGTTATAACAAATATAAAGGCCTTTGGAATAGCTGACTGCAAATGACGGAGATCTTCTGTTTGAATGGAATGGGCAAAGGCATAAAAAATCTGTAGATGTTTCAGAAACAATCTTCACACCAATAGTCTGAAGAACCTCCCGCAATTGCGGTTGGTTATAAGTTTCAAGTATCATTGATTTACCTTTTTATAAACTGTTGTCCAGAGAACCCTATGTACTCTAGAGCCTGCTTCTTACCTAAGTATACACCAAACATAATTAGCGTAAACCCATAAGCGTCTTTCTTTTCTTGATAACTAATTTGCCACTGAGTTTCCATATCTAAAACTGGAACATATCCTCTGGCTTGCATATCTTGTACTAAAAGACGCTCATGCATTTCTCTTAAGCGACTTATATCCTTGTCGCTTTTAATCTGACCCGCAGTCATAAACTGATGTATAGTTTTCTTAAGCATAATGTCTCCGTATTTAGTTATACGTAGAAATTATATCATGCATGAGTGTTAGCACCTAAATTTTATGCAGGTGGCTCATACAACTCTTTGATGATACCACGATTCAAATCCCAGTCTAGATAGAAATCAAAATCTGTACCATGACGATTTTTGCGACTTACAATCTCCATTACATTTGTATCTGCTGTCTTATGAACAGCAATTGATATATCAGCATCATATTCGATTGCCTTTGACCATGCAACTTGTGATAGCAATGGTGGTTCATCTTGAGATGAGGCATCATCCATCGTTGCAGCAGTAATATCAATAATAGGAATATTATTTCTTACAGCAAGATTCTTAAACTCACGAGAAATATTCATATTACGCTCAGTTGGATTCTTTGAGTTATTTGAATCTGTAAACAACTGGTGATAGTCAAGGATAACAATGTCAGGCTTATGTTGATCAATTTTAGCCTGTACTGTTGTAGGGGTTACATTGCCTGCACCCTCATTGGAGACTAGTACAAATGACTGCTTATTATCAAACTTATTCCCCGCCCATGTTCTAAAATCATCAACGTTAATATTACCCTTAGCAAAATCAGATGCCTTAAATAATCCCGATCCCATCATGGTATAAATACGGTCACGCATATTCTCAGGAGTCATTTCAAGGGATACAATCATAGGCTTAAAACCCTGTTCCCAGGCTTTACAGGCTAGATAAGAGGAGAACCATGTCTTACCTCTACCTGGCCAGCCAATCATCACCATAAGATGTCCTGGGGCCATTCCTGTAGGGTATGCTAGGTCAATAGCCTTGAACCCAGTCATAATTCCTGGACTTCCACCCATAGCCAAAGATCTGTTCTTTACAGCCTCTAGGTGCTTCTCTGCAAGTGCGTAGTCTGTCAGGTCAACATCTCGTACCACATTGGCAATTCTTGAAAGCGAAGAAAGCTCATTTTGCATACCTTGCAAAACTCTTACCGCTGCATTTGTCTTTAGATTTGAACCGCTAGTAAGAAGAAGCTCTCTAATCTTACCGCCCAAAAATTCATTCTTTAATTCATCTAAATAGTAGCCAGTCTCGCCTTTTACAGACTCTGGCTCAAAATCTTTGTGTCTCTCTGTTATTACTGAAATGTCTGGGACAGATCTGAATTTATAATAATAGCTCTTTAAGCTTTCCCATACATCACGGTGCAATACAAAAACATCATCAACATTTTCTGCAAGTACAGTTGCAATATCTTTATTCTTGCAGACCGCCGTTATCACTGCTGCTTCCGTATTCAATATCTTCCTCTTCTACTAGTTGCTTTGTTTTGGCTCTGACAAGAGTTCTCTTAACCTTGTCTTCTTGTATCTTCTTCATAGAGGTGTCTAATTTATCAAAATTAGATAAAAACCATTCCAATGGGTGTCCTGGCTTATTACAAGTAAAGTAATATTCCATTACCTCTCTTGCTCTATCATACCCGATTGTTTCTACTACGTCAAGTAAATCCCATTTTCTCTTATATCTGTTTACTACAACAACTTTTCCATATTTACTTTTCCACAGCTGTTGATAAACCCCAATAAGTATATAGGCTTGTTGATTTTCTTCTTTACCCATTATTTACCCTTTTGTAGATCTTTTTCAATTTCTTGCATTTTTTCAATAAGCTTATCTTCAACGAATTTATATACACGATCAGTTGCTTGACCAGTATTTTCTCCAGAACGAACAAAGTCTTCAACACCTATAGAAACCTTGATATTCTCAAAGTTGCCCAAATTTCTGGTGTACTGAAGTTCTACCTTGACGTTAGTCTGATTCGTCATATTCCTCTTCCTTCGTTGTAGCAGGATTTGTGAGTCCAAATCCAGTCTTAAACTTTTTAATATTCTTATCAGCAAGATGTTGATATAGCATCATCAGTCTGTCTGAGATAGCAATTATAGCATCTAGGTCTTCTTTTTGTAAAGCCAATTCCATGGCGTGTTCTAAAACAGTTAAAGACATTTCCAAGGCATGCTTAGCTTCTTTATTTAATTTATTATCTACCATTCTGGCTGTTTCCAAACTGGAATAAATGTTCCGTCATCTTGTTTAGCATATAATACTTTCTCATTTCTTAATAAGGCTTCTAATTCGGCTCTGCTTGGTATACTAGTAGAGTTTACCATACCATCTTTTCTAGGTCTACCTATGTGTACTGTTTTGAAAAAATCTCGTATTTCTCTAATATTATCATCAGAAAAATAATATCTACCCTCCCTAGAATGATCCTTTAGGGAATAAGATCTTTGCGGGGTTGTAAAATCTCCCGCTTTTAAATGTCTTTTAATTGTATCAATATGTCTATTTAGCATCTTGGCAACATAAGAAATGGTATAAGCGTGTTGTTTATTTTTACGCACATCTGATAAATTATACGCAACACGCTTACCCATTGGATAGTTCCAAGCAATCATTAGGTCTTCAGATCTAGTGATATGAAGTGATTTATGTAATTCACCGTTTAGGTAAAAATACAATATTCTCTGTTTAGTGCCTTTTCTATTTCCTCTAGCCATAGCCCTAATGTGTTTCCATCTTTCTTGATAATCCACCTTTTCCCGCACATCATACAGAATAATTCAATTCTTAATTTTTGAGAAAAGACTCTATCTATGAAAACCCTGCCTTGACACTTTTTGCAGGTCATCATTGTTTGATTTGCCTACAACCTACTTCGCTGCTTTTGCAAGTGTTTTTTCAACATCAGACTGTGCAGTAGTAGCTACAGCTGTAAGTGCAGCCGTTGTAGCTGCATCAAGATGCTCTTGCTTAGCAAGCTTAGACACAATACTCTTTGGATTAACACGGGCAAGTACAGGGCCAATAACACCATAGATTGCTGCAAACGCAACATGCTTTAGGTTATGATTAGCTGCTCCACCACGCTGCCAAAGAATTACTGCAGCGGTAGCCGTTGCATAGAAATAATGTTCTACCAAGGCCTTTTCAGAATTTGTAATACGCATTTTTATTTTTGTCTCCTTTAGACACTAAATTTCTTGCCATCTACGTAGCAAGTATAATCTGGAGTAATCTCAATAATTTGAATATGAGGGTATACTCCGTTTTCGATATGTGCTACTGCAAAAGCTTTTTGCCAATTGTGAACATTGGTGTAGCCCATACCTGTACTTTTTTCATCACTCATGTGACCAAGTTCGTAGCCTCTCAAGGTCTCTCCTCTCCCACCATTACGTAACTCCCATGTTTGATAGAAAGTTCCCGCTCTGTGTGAGTGTCCTCGGATAAGAGATATCCCCCAATTTTCTACGTCTTTACGCACAGACTCACCAGCATTTTGAGATATAGCATTGCCGTGATGAATGTGAATATCGCCAAAACGATGTTTTGGCAAATCGCTATAATATATATATTCGTATCCCAAAGAATCCAGGCCCCACATTGTTTCTGGAGTTACCGCATCTATATAATCTGGGATCTTCTTTTCTAGATAATCAAAGATTCTTATATCATGATTACCTAAAGCTGTGAATAGCTGTGCATCTTTGCCAGCTACCTTTCTTGTCTTTGCATAAAAGTCACGAGCTTCTTTTGCTTCATGTTGAATCAATGGAATAATGGCATCTCCATTAGAGTCTTTATGCATTTTTAAAAATTCAGACGGACGATCATCAGTATATTTACTATAACAAGCTTGATCATCCGTATCTCCCGCATAATCTACCACATTTGGTTTAAACCAAGACATGACTTTAAACCAAAGCTCTATGGCTTTGGGGTCAGCATAGGGAAATTGCTGATCTGACGATATCATCCATTTTAAATCATTAGACATTCTTTATTGAATCCAGCACTTCCTGTGAATACTCAGCTTTTGCAACTTCTTCTCTCAAAGCGGTAAGTTCATTTGAAACTTGAGTATATTCAGCTCTTAATAAAGCTTTCTCTAGTTCGTAGGCTGCTGCCATTTCGCCAATACGTTGTTGTAGGGCAGAAATAATTAATTCTGCTTTTTGATTTTGATCCATTTATATCCTTTAGTTAGTTGTTGTTGGTTGTAGCTTTGCAGCTTCCGCATTCAAATAGTCAATTTGTGCCTGAACGTCTGACATCTGCTTGGTAACAGCATCTATTGTTTCTTGATTTGGAGTGCTTACAGCTCGTAGCTCAGACAGCTGCAAATTAAGATTATATTGACTAAATAACATGCTTCTTAAATGTTGTTCAATAATAGTTATTTTTTCATCATTAGTTAGTTCCATTGTTTCCTCCTTTCATAGTATAACATAATTAATATTAACAGCATTGGGACTCCCGCCCCAATGCTATCAATTTTGCTCCTTCCACCAATCCGTAGACTTCTGCTGAGGTATAGCAGTTGGTACTGCTGGTACTGTAGGAAGTGCTGGTACAGTAGGTGGAGTAACTGGGATGTTTGGTGGCAATTTTGGAGGCGGAGCGACTGGTGGTGGTAATACTGGTGGAACCACAGGTGGAGGCGGTGTAACTGGGAGGTTTGGTGGCAATTTTGGTGGTGGCGTAACAGGTGGTGGGGTTACAGGTGGTGGGGTTACAGGTGGTGGGGTTACAGGTGGTGGGGTTACTGAGCCTGATGTTGTTGCACTTGCAGAACCACTGACTCCGCCAGAAGATGCAGTGACAGTCACAAGTGTGCTTGAAGGAGCACCAGAGACTGTAAATGGTGTGCTGGCTGAGGTTTGTGCAGTTGCAGTAAATGATGTAGGACTGATTGCACCAAAAGTTGTACTTAGCGATACTGTATATGATGTCAAATCAGTGTTTGACCATGAAACAGTTCCACTAAATCCTGAACTTGTAATAGTTCCAGCATTAATTGATGGAGATAGAGTCAATCCAATTGCTGTTCCAGATCCATAAATCCAGTCAGCAACTACACCTGTTGAAGTGTTTCCCGCTCCATTATTGGAATATGTTGCACCTTGCAAGACACCATTATATAAAGTTTCTGCAAGCATAAAGTAGTATCCATTTGGAGATGGAACATACAACTCAACCGCAACACCAGAACTTACAGCTGGTATAGTACCACTTGAATATAGTACATAGGTTCCTGGATTTCCCCATCCATTTACACCACTGTGACCTGATGCTGGAGTTCCAGTTCTCCAAATTTCATAATATAAAGACACATTTGGATAATAAGATGTGTATCCTGATGGCAATGAATATGAGCCAACTAATTGTCCATGCCCAGATCCGTTACTTGATCCAGCTACTAGCTGGGTTGATGGTGCTGCTAAAGGTAGAGTGTACGCATTATATGGAGAAGATATTCCAGAAACTAATTGATCACCATTTACTTCTCTTATGTAAAATGCATAAAGTGTATTTGGGCTTAAATTTGAAATTGTTGCTGGATTAGAAACTGTAGTTGCAGACCAAGTTGAACCACCGTCAGTTGAATATTGTATACCAGATATAGAATTGCTTCCGCTGGATCCACCTGCAAGCCAAGATAGGGCTGCCGTAAAGTATGATGGTGAAACACTTGTAATTGAAGGCACACTTGGTGCAGTTCCTGTTACTTGAAATGGATTATTAGAAGCAGCAGTAGACCCAGCAGAAGGGGGAGTTGTTCCGTCCACAGATGCAAATACTGATACCCTGTAAAAAGTATACTGAAGTGCAGTATAGGTTGTTGTATAAGTTCCTGCTCCAGTATCAGCTATATACGGGCTGGCAGCGTAAGTCTGTAGCATAGCCCACGAAACGTTATCAGAGCTTCCCTCCACTTGATATCCATAGCCAAATGCTGCTCCTTGTGATTGCGTTGCTCTATTCCATGTAATTTGCAAGTTTCTTGTATATGGGGCCAATTGTAATGGCAAGCCTTTTGTTACAGAAGATATTGTAAAAGAACTTGGGGGAAGTACAGCTGTAGGAGTACCTGTTGTAGTCAATTGTCCAGATGATCCTCCACTTGATGCACTCACATAGTTGCTTGCATATATATAAAAGGTGTACGTGGCTGGAGTTGCACTAGCCAAAGTATTATAGGTGAATGAATAGGTACTGGCAGATGTTGCAGGTATTGATGTCCATGGTCCACTTGGAGAAACTGCCCAATAATACACACTCGGTGCATCATGAGTAGAATCAACAACAGATTGGTTAAATACTATAGTGACACCATTTACAGTAGAAGATTTTGAATTGAATGTTGGCGTATTAGGTGGTTGAAGTGGCTTAGTAACTGACATTACTTTAACATTACTAATTCCGCTAGTGTATCCAAAATAATCTGTATATCCACTATAAGCAGACTCCACTCCATAGATATATGTGTATGAGTTTGCTTCTGTTGTAGTAATTGTATGATTATAGGCACCGCTGACACTTGCCAAAGACCCGCCCAATGCTGTTGCAGATGCTTGAAGTTGTGCCAATGTAGTATAAGTACCAACATTTGATCCATACCAAGCCATGAATGTTCTTGTGGGGTCTGGAATGTATCCATCTGCAGACTGCCAAGTTGAACTATAAGACAATATTGACCCAGCATTTGCTGGAGATCCAGTGGAGGAAGACAAGGTAGAAGTTATTAATGTTGGGGTATTTTTAATAACGGCAATTCTTCCATTATTATAACTATCGCTTGTATCAATACCATTAACTCCGCTAGATGTAGTACTTACAGTAACTGTTAATACTGGGTATCTTCCATCATATGACCCTATCAGTCCCATTGATGTAGTTGCAGCAGTGTAATCTCCAGGTATTGCTGATGATGATGTTAAAGTTAATGTTCCAGAAGTAAAATTAATTGATCCTGAAGTTCCCGCCAAAGTAGTATAACCATCTACTGAATATGATATTCCGTTTGGACTATATCCGTTTGGGTTCCATATTCCAGGTTGTAGGTACAGCGTATGAGCTGTATATTTATTTGTCGTGCCATTTGCTACTGCTGATGGAGTTGGCATTGTTCCCACATATACATAAGTTGGAAAAGTTGTACCAGCTGAGTCTGATGTTATAGCTGGTGGCAAATCTGTATGTGGTCCAAGTTTTGGCCAAAACTGAGTCCATGCTGAAATTAAATTGGTTCCCTTATTAATAAATATTTTTTTAACTTGAACCCAATTTGAAACAGTGTTAGTTCCTTTATTAACAAATACTTTTTTTACTGGAACCCAATTTGATACTGTGTTGGTACCTTTATTGATGAACAAACCCATTTTAGTATACTACCCACAAATCTCCAGTTGCACCGTTTGAACTGCCAGATGAAGGTGCTGCAGCTCCACCTGCAGAGTTATCGCTATAATAAATAGCTAATCCTAGTACTAATTGACCAGTTCCTGGGTCTTCTATAACCATTCTTTGTCTTGGATATGATCCAAGTGGGGGCACACTCATGTAGTTTGTTGGTCCCGCTCCATTGCTTCCAGTCAATACAGACACAGGTGCAGGGGAAGATGGGGTTGCCATACTATATGAATATCCCACTAAACTTTTTATACCTGTTATAACAACAGTGTTTTCGGTATTAGACAAAGATATGTTTGCTGGAGCTGTATAACCAATTACGGTTCCTTGATCACCACCTGCAGATCTCTGAGGTCCTGATTGCAATACAACACCAGTGCTACTCAAAGTTATAATTCCATTTGTAGTAGATGAACCTGAATATAAACTTATACCAGTTGTAGTAAAATCTCCACGAGAAGCACCTGCCAGCATATGGATTCCTGCAGTGGTAGTAAATGTTCCATTGCTTTCACCTGTACCAACAACTTGTAGCTGTACTGGCGTAGCTCCATTTGCAGCAGTTATAAGAATTTTGCTTGCATCTGCTTGGATAGTATTAATAGGAGCAGATGCTGGAATTGTAGTATTTGACGTTCCAGTTAAATATGAAGATGGGTTAATTGCAGCAGTTCCGCCATTATAACCTAGAGCAATGATATGATTATTTAAAACCATACCTGTCTTTAGGTTAGTACCATCTCCAGTCCACAGGCCAATTCCATTTGATGTTGTAACGTTAAGCCACGAATTCTTAGCATAAAGACCAATTCCATCCATGACAGTCCCATAAGCATTTATCGTTGGACCAATACCTAGGAATGGGATTGCATTAATTCCGCTAGTAGAGGATAAGTTTACCGTATAGTCTGAATTTAATGGAACTATTCCACCACTATCAACAGTTAAATAAAAACCAGTATCTGTTGTTGTAGTTCCGCTTGTAACTGCTCTTGGGAATATATATGCTGTTCTGCTACCGCTTGCTGATTTCAAAGTTATAAGATCATGAACACCATCAAGGGTTACAGTTCCTAATGTGCCTACCGATTTAATTGTTCCACCATTTATTACTGCATTTTTAGCATTCATTGTTCCATCTGCAGTTACGTAGAAGTTTGCATATGTAGTAATTCCAGTTGCACTTATATTTTGCTGGGTTACGTTACCTGACCATAAAAGTGGTGTTGTTTTAGCATTTGTAGAATTCAATGTTGTTGGTGGCACAAGATGCCCAGAAGAATAGTTTCCATCTCCAGACAATACATATTGTGATGTTGGAGTCGTATATGTTCCATAGATTGTCCCAGAGTCTAGGTACACACCTCCACCTGTGGAAGTTTTAGAAATTTGAGTTGAATTTACTGACCATCCACCAATACTTGCAGATGTAGTTGTCAATTGTCCAGTTGATCCACTTATAGATGTTACAGTACCAATAGCACTATTAAATAAAAGTGCTGTTGAGTTTAATATGAATCCCGCACCACTTAAAGCTCCGCCAGTAGTCAATGTACCAGAATATATTGAACCACCAGAACCAATTTGCAAATTACCTGTAAATGAACCTGATGTAGCATTTACCTGACCTCTAATATATGCATTAGAGGCATACACAGAGCCATCTGTGAGTATATGTGCTCCTGATGTAGCAGATACAAATGTTATTGAAGTTCCCGCAGGAATTGCAGCAAATGTAGGATTTGATATTGTTAATGTTGCTGTTCCGCCACCACTTGTTATTGTTGTCCCGCCAGGAATACCAGCATATACAACATACATTCCATTAATTATATTAGCATTGGCTGCAGATAAAGTTATAGTTGTAGAGCCAGATGCAATAACTGATCCATATGTAGTTGCTACAATTGGGGCAGCAGAACCAATATCAAGGCTACTTGAACCAGATATACTTATCTGATTTGACTTTACAGTACCATCTTTTTTAACCCAGAATAATGCTTGACTGTCTGCAGTAGGGCCAGTTGAACTTGTAGCACTTGCTCCAGCCCAAAATGCATATGTACCAGTTCCAGATAATCCAGTATATGTATTGCCACTTAATCCATTTAAAGTATTTTCAATTTTATTAGGGCTAATAACCCAGTCTGCAATATTTGCATTTTTTGTTATAAATGTTGGTCCACCACTTGTGGTATTACCTAAAATTTGTGTTGATGGTGTAGATGCAGTTGTTGCTCCATCTCCATTACCCCAAATAAATAATCCTGCGTTTCCGCCATTTGTACCCAAGATAATATTGGGAACAGAAGTGTTACTTGATCCTAGATAAATAGAACCTGTTGAAGTAACAGATATTGCACTAGAAATTTGAGATGTCGTTGGGTTTTGAGGTTGTACTGGAGTAGCTGCAGAAGGAAGAGATCTATTGCCAAACTTATCATAATAATAAGTTACGATCCATCTTGCAACAAAGTTTGTTGACAATACTACCAATGGAGATGTACCAGATGCCACAAGGCCATTCATTATGTACGAACCAGAAGCTCCGCCTGTTAAAAAGTTTGATGCAACTAAAGTTCCAGAGGTATTATATGTTGATAGTGTTAGCACATAGTTAGCTCCTGATGTAGTAATATTAGAAACAAATGTATTTACTGGCACATTTGTTCCAGTAAAAGCATATCCAATACATGCTGTTGGAACTACAGATGCTCCAGATGGATCAACAAATGTACTTAGTGTAACTGTATTTGTGCCCGCTGCTCCGCCAGAAACATATGTTGCATTTATGTAATCTGGTAGGCTTGTTGGCAAAGAACTTGGATTTATAAAAAACTCATAAACTTCAATGTGGTCAACTGATACTGGTACACCAGCAAGGTTAATTTGATATCCGTCAGAAATATTGGTAACAGTTGGGCTTGGAGTAGTTCCAGATAAAGGATTGCCTCTTGTTGCTAAGGTGAAACTCTTTCCACTGCTCTGATTTCCCTGTGCGTCAACGCTATAAACTACACCGCTAAATGAAGAATAATATGCTCCAAATTGAGAATATAAGTCTGCAGATGAAACTGTTCCTGTTTGAGAAAATGTAACAGTATTTGTTGAAGTATTTAAATATGTTGGGAATAAATTAAATGATCCTGTATGATTATTTCCAGTTACAGTTTCAGCTAAAACTACTGTAAATTTCTTTCCCGCATTTTTTGTTGACTGAGCTGTTCCACCAGTTGAATATGTTCCAGTTGCTGAAGCTACCAATACTGAAAATTGTGTTGCACTTACAGTATCAATTAATGCTTGTGCATTTAGACCTGATGGCGTTATTCCTGAAACTATTACACCTTCTCCAACAACAAAATCAAGTGCTGTTTGATCTGTGGTATACGTAATTCTAGTTTTACCTGATGGATCAGAAGATGTTACAGCATTAGTTATATTAACAGTTTCAAGTGGAGGGGCATAAGAAACTACAATGGAATCTCCCGACCAAACTGCAGTAGCAGTTGATAGGTTGCTTGGTGGGGTTACGTTTACGTTTGTTACTGTTCCTGGAACAATTGGCTGAGATGGTGTTGCAAAATCAGTATATACTCCTGATGTTGAAGACAGTCTTGCGTTTACATATCTCTTTGCGGTATCGGTAACTATAATTGATATTGGGCTTACTGTACCCAAATAAACTCTATTCCATCCCGTCAAATTTGTATTTGGATCTGTTGGAAGAGTATTTGATTCTTCTTCCCAGATATCAATTGCTGTGAGCTGATTTGATACTGTTGCACCACTTTTTGTATTTATATTCCAGGTGACAGAATAACCTCCAGGAATTGGATTTAATGAAAATGTTGGTGGCAATAGATCAATGGTATACCCTGGTGGCACCGCACATAATTCTGTGCCTAGATTCACATTCGTATTATCTGTTACATAAACACAAAAGCTTGTGAATGATGTACAAAAGAATCCCATTGTCTGGGTATTAATTGCTTTTGTAAAATAAAATGTTTGGTGAACAACACCAGTGCCTGTTACTAAGGGGAATACTCCCTGGGGGCTATACCCAACAACACTGCCTGTTGTAGAACTTGATGTAGCATGAACTGCAGCATTTGTTGCAGTCGAATTATATCCAGCACTGAAATCAAAATCAAATTCAAATTTTAAATCGTCACCAGAACCTGGGGTAAATGTTCCACCTGAATATGTTCCCCAAGTAAAGACGATATTCTCTACACTTCCAAGGTTGACAAACTTAGGAATTCCAGATGGTGAATTTGGATCTGTGAAAAAATCCCATGGTGGAATAAATGTATCTGTTGGAGCTGGCGTTGTAGAACCTTGATCTGGAATAGTTCCACCAGCCGTAACAGCCAATCCGCCTGGACCAAATGCCAATGCGTTAGTTGTGCTTCCAATGACTTCAATGTCTGCACCAATTCTAGCTCTTGTTATACCCTTTTTATTTTTTCTTAATCTTAAATCAGAAGAGTCAATAGGAATAGTCTGTCGCTTTGCGACCCTATTTGAAGAGATGTATATGGCTTCTTGACCACCATCTATCATTAACTACCCCCTAATTTATCCTCTTGGGCCTATTGCTACCCAGTTGATATAAATCGCTCCACTTATATTTGCAGTGTTCTTATTTGTAGATGTTGTTGCTGCAAGTCCTATTGTATAGGCTGCTGCTCTAACAATTCTGTAGTTAAATCCTGTTTGAGTAGGATTATAAATAGTAACTATGGCATCAGAGTTTGATGTAGAAACTGCACCAGAAGTGTCTCCAGTGTGCAGTGTTGCAAATATAAATGGTGTAGTTGTAAATGATGGGATTGAATTGCTACTATTAGCAAATGTTACGCTGTTATAAAAATATTGAATTGAAGCTGCTGTAGTGGCTCCGCCACCACCGATAGTGTTTGGTGTATTAGTTGATCCTCCACTTGTATAGTAGGCCTTTGCTCTACCATATACAATTTGCTGTGATGACAAGTCATACACGACTGATGTGTTTTCTCCAGAGAAGCTTGGGGTAGCATTAGCGAGTCCAAAATTATTTGTCAATGAATTTAGGCTATCTGAATGTTGATTTACAACATTGATAACCTGGTGCCATGCAGCCAAATCTATAATATTTGGATCCGATATCTTAATATATCCCATTTTTCTCCTTATTTATGCAGCTATAGATAATTATACCATTATTGTATTTTAATAGGATGTTCCGTTGCCCACCATATTTAGCACTAGGTCAGTTTGAAGGCCATTCTGGAAGGAATGCTTTACCGATTGTACTACATATTGTTGAGCATTTAATCCTACAAGGTGGTATGTAAGGGTTATTATATCCCCCACCTGGATTAAAGGATTTCCAAATATTGTGAGGCTGGTGTCTTTTGAGAATCCATCAATAGCATTTGAGATGACCCCCATCATTCTATTTGCAGCAGTTTCAGATTGAATCCATTGTGTGTCAACCTGTGCTACCTCAGTAGTGTTTCCTGGGTCTATTACACGTTCCAAAAGGGAAACATCCGAGACGGCAACAATGTCATGTGTCCATACGTTTAATGTAACTGTAAATTGATTTAGGTCATCAGATTGCTTAGTCAAATATACCATTTGTGGAGAGTTGTTAGCAATGGCAAATTTACCTCTAAAACCAGTATTGATTACACTTGAGTATGAAGCTGAATATTCATCCATAACCTGAAGTTGTAAATATTGTTGATCAGTTGCAGTATTTCCAGGGTAGTAGTACCAGTTATACTCTACTGGGAGAATGTCAACTGATGTAGCTGCTGGAGTTGTATATTGAATATCATAAGAATTAATTCCAGTTACTGATGGTGTTGTTTGCATCATATAGCTTGTAGAATTTTTAAATATGTTCTGACCCTGAATCATTCCATTTAAGAATTCTTTAGTTTGATACCAATAATTTACACTCTTGTCAAGTAATGGTCTTACTGTAGCATATATCTCTCTAATTGAACCAGTGGTTGCACTTACAGTGACTGGAGTTACATATGAAATATTTGTAATAGTCTGTGGTGAATTAGACATATACCCACCAAAATATGTTCCAGTTGAAAAATTAGATGTTGGTATGTAAGGGCGTTGTCTTCTTTGGCTGGCGGTGTTCATATTCATTGCTGTCCAACCCTGAATTCCCACCACTGAATTAGCAGTTGGCTGTTCCCAGCCAGTTATCTCAACATTGTTCAAGAATACTGAGAATACTTCTTGTGGTACAGAGGCTGTTCCAGCCTCGCCGTCAGTTCCATCACTTGTGTAATGGCTTACTCTTAAGTGGAACGCCTCATCAACAGATGCCGTGTAACTATACACCCCAGTACTATTGGTTTGTTTAACTAAAACTTTTGCAAAATTATTTAATACAGCATTGACTTCACCAGTCACGTTTGCCCAATATAACACGCCAGATGAGTTATAAATAATCATATAATAATTATAGTTATTACTCATAGTAGTTGTTTCTGGAGTATAAGTATTTACTTGAACCAATTCAACAAAATACCCGCTAGATCCATTGCCACCAGATGCATTAAAGAACAGACCAGCTGCACTTCTATCTTGAGTATTCAAACCAAATTTAATAGAATATGTTTTGTATCCAATATCCCTAGCAGATGTAGGATACAGCGTTACTTTAGATGAACCGCTTGGTATCATTCCAACAACTTCAATTTGATTTGGGCTACCCGCACCTATTGTAGAGATACTTGCTGTTCCAGATCCTCCAGAAGAAAGGTTCTTTGATGCTAGAGAAGTTATGATGTTGTGTGCAACTGGCGTAGTTCCAAAAAGACCTCTTTGAACATTTGTGATTTTATTTTGAGGTACAATAGTAACATTGTAGTCACCCTTAGTTGTTCCATCAGATGTAGTCAGCGAAGACTGATATTTTTTAATAAATTTATTTATCTCTGCTTGCAATTCAATATCATTCTTAACATTTGCATAAACATATCCACTTGAATTTGAAATAAGATATTGCTTATACTCGAATGAAACTATCTCATCTTCTATCACGGAATATCCATTATTATTTAGAGAGTATGTGTGGAATTGATTTAATAGATCTCTTTGGTATAGCTGAAAGCTTGAATCTGTTTCCGCCATGCTTGAAGCAAGATAGTTAAATCCTACAGAATCAGTATTTCCTTGTTGCCATACTACGTCATTAGATGTGGTATAAATAAATGAAGCTGTATTTTTAATAGCTGGATCTGTGGCATTTTGAAGGGCTAGGGATTGTAGGATCTTTGGACTTTGATATCTTATTGATATCATACCAACTTTAGATGAGTTTGTAACACCATATCCCTCCATCACAATGTTGTTATCATCTATAGACATAACAGATTGGTTTATACCAAGATTGACTAAGTTAGCATTATTAATGATATTAGATAAGCTTAAGAATCTCATGACTCCGTATTCATCAATAAAGCAACCAATTTGGTACGCCAAGAATATTGAATTTAACGCAGCTACGAGAGTGGTGTCTTTTGAGTTGCAATAGAAGTAAGATAACTCCATTGGAATCAATGGATCGTTGCAAACTTTATACAATGAATCATAATCATAATCTGTAAATCCAGTAAGATCAAGTATATTGCTGACAATATCTAGTACACCCTTTAGGTTTGCTACATAATCCGCAACAGGAACTGTTTGTAGATATCTAGTTATATCATAGCATTGAACTTTAATTTCTTTAATATCTGTTTCGTCCCAGGTGTCAACATAATAAATCCCGCCTGGAATATAAGTGTTAACTGTCGTTGTAGTTGTTGTTGTATATGAAATTAAATTAAAACTTGAATAAATTTTAATATTTTTTCTCAACATATTTGCCAGGATACTTGTTGATTTATTACTTTGATTTGATAATACTGGTATAACGGAAGAGCCATTAAATGCTGGAATTCCAGACAAAGTAGTCAATAGGTCATCAGGATTAATTGTTGATAGCGGGATAACTGTGCTCTTGCTGTCAAGGGCTTTGGTTATCGTTACATCCTCTACAAAATTACTTAAATCAATTTCTAGTCTTGGAGACATTTCAATTAAATGCATTCTATTTGCATCTGAGGCGAATGTTGTATTTGATGTAGTAAAAGCAGAATTTATAGTTTTTGAAAGCTGCGTTACTGTTAACTTAGTTAAAGATGTATATAGTGACAATGCTCCAGTTGTTTGGTCTAGGTATGGCATTGTAGTTACTGGTGTTCCTGTTGGATCTCCCCACTTCTTCTGAGTCCACTGAGAACCATTCCAGTAGATTACCAATACTCCGTTTGATGGTACAGTGATGCTTGATGTTCCATCAACAGTTATTGCAGTTCCATTAACTTTAATTTGAACGGTTGGGATTGTAACCATTGTATTAAATTTAAATACAAGCTTATTTGTATTTACTGCTGTCTGGTATAAAGCAGTAAGTGATGTGTTTGATGTATCAGAAACAAAATATTTATATGGATTGATATCTGTTGGAACCACATTTTTAATAAGTGGTACATACTGTGTTGCTAAAATATGGTTTGGGTTCTGAACAATAGAGCTTACTGGAGAATATGTAGTCCCAGCATAACCGTTCAATAATGGAGAACTAATCTTTCTAAAATCAGCTTGAAGAGAATATTTATAGTCTCCAGTGGTTACATATGATTCTCCTGGTCTAAAATTAGTTACAACGCTGTATGGGTCCCACAGGGTATGATATTGATAATCAAAATAAGAACAAACGTAAACTTCTGGAACCGTAAAGTATATAGTTGGAGTTCCGCTTGAAGAGTCTAAAGTTGTCGCCACTATATTGTATGAAAATGTTGTAAGGTTTCCAGATGTTTGGTTTGCAAACAAAGGGTAACGAGTGCCATTTGTAGTGGTGTCATCAGTTACTGTCGCATAAGAAACAGGGGTTGCCCAAGTAGGTGCGCCTGTGCCGTTAGATTGCAAAAATTGACCAGTAGTACCATTGGCAATAAATGCCGTTGTACCAGCAGCCGTTTGATAAGGAATTTGACTAGCAATACCACCAGCCAAGTTTGTTGCTGTAGTCGCTGTTGAAGCTGAACCTACTGACAATGTGCTTTGAGCTACATATTGTGGTGCAGAGCCAGTAGAAGTTAAAACATAGTTTGCAGAGCCAATGCCTAAGAAAGTCGTTGCGCCTGCGCCTGATTGATAAGGTAAAGAGCCTGCTAAACCACCTGACAAATTGGTTGCTGATGTAGCAGATGCTACTGCACCGCTTACGATTGAGCCTAAAATTGAGGTAATCCAACTAGGATTTGAGTAGCTACTAGTTGTATATACGCCATTTGTGACAGTTGCAGCGTTGCCTGAAATGCTAATACCCCATGTACCACTTGCGCCTGTTCCTGATGTGCTAGGTGCGCCAATAGTGTTATATGAGATTGTAGGGGCTGTAGAGCCGTTATAACTTACAGGCGATGCGCCACCAGTACCGCTTGAATTAAATGTA